TGGCGTAGATTGGCAGGTCGGAAAACCCCACATAACGCATGAGGTAACGACCCATCTGAGGAAACTCACAGCTAGATACTGCATACAAAGGTTCTCCATTAACCATTCCAAGGAAATGTCCGAGCTGGCGTTTAGGGCCCTGCCCGAATCGTTGTTGCGTACAAGTTGCCGCGTACACTGGCAGGCCTTCGACCGAGCCACTAACAGAAGTGGCAATGTAGCGACGTGAATACAGGGTCATTTGTTGGCATCTACCACCTTGCAGCTAAAAGCCGTGCTCCAAGATTTCGAAGCGACATCGAACTTCTGAACCACGCCTGGGTAGTACCCATTGCCGTCAGGGATATTGCTCGTAATGAACACGATCTCTTCGTAGTTCGCATCATCAAAACGGATCACTGCCCATCGCACCGCGCCCGAGGATTCGAGCCAGAGCACCGAGGCCGGCCCATGTGGAACGCTGCGCAAGTAGCTATTTTGACCAGCAACTGTTTCCGCACAGGTGTAAGCGACGGATCCCACCAAGACTCGCGTCAAGACACACCCTGCAATTGCTGCGGTGCCAATTAAATTATTCTTCAGCGGTTCGAGCAGTACACCGAAGCGAGTTCCCGTGCCGGCACTTGGGACCAAGCCTTGGAAACTCACTTGGCGTTTGAATTCTCGGAGGTTCTCTGCGGGGGTGATGATCGGTGTACCAAGTGCAACGATCGAGAATCGATCAAGGTCGACGCCAGTTTGATTGCGTACTTTGGCGAGTGTTGTTTGACGGGATGTTCCTTCGGATTCGGAGAGTTGATCGTGTCGTTGGTTCTTTTGCTGCTGGGATAAATCCACCAAAGCATTCCAGGCCTCTGCCGGAATCTTCAGCGGATCCCCTGGTTGAACTTTGCGGAACTGGTCTCCCATGGATCACACTCCAATTCCAAGATTGGCAAAGTTTCCATAGGGGTAAACTTGTTCGACATAGGCTGCGATGGGACGTTTGATTAGTGCCTTGGCAGTTGCATCTTCGTCGTCGATGAATCGCACCCAAAGGTACTGCCAACCTTCCTTGGCAATCCCGGCAATGCTTCCCAGGGATAAGCCAGCAACGTTGGGACTGGCAGCGAATCGAAACGTGATCTCCCAATCATCCAAACCACGCTTTGATCCACTTGCTCCGAGGAACAGGACTTCCCCCTTGGCAAAGCCCTTGAATCCCGAAATGTTGACTTTACCGGTGAGATTGAACAGAGCGAGCTTGTAGGCACCAGTAACAAGGGCTTTTTCGATGTAGTGCGTCTCGGTGAAATTGAATACCGGAACTGTGATGTCGGTGCCTTCGACACGATCGTCGGTAACCCCAATCGCGCCGAAGAAATCCGGAGCGGTGAATCCAGTGGCGGCATACCGTCCCACATTCGCCATGCTTTGGGAGATGTGCTGCGTACCACCTCCGGTGTCGAACGAGTACTGCGACTCACTTTTCCATTTGACGTAATGAGCGGTCCCTTCCCAGACGCCATTGCCCAAGTGGACAACGTGGTAGTCATCCAAGAACAATTCGCCGATCTTTTCAGGAACCGTCGATGCCATGAGGCTCTTGGCGACCGAGTACTGTTCCGTGTTCATGATCATGTAGACCAGATCATGGGTCGGATTGTCTTTGCTTTCGGTCGCTTCTTTGGAGTCGAAGCGTTCGATAATGATTGGATCTGCCATCGTTGTTCTCCTATCCAAAGACCAAGCCACCACGTTCGGCTTGCTGTACGAGTTTCTTGGTGTTCGTTGCCACCTCTTCGCTAGCCCGAGCTGTGCGTTCGCCAAGCGAATCGGATCCGAGGTTCATCGCCGCGATGGGGTTGAAGGTCCCCACGACATCCGTTTTCTTCTTGGTCTCGGCAAGCGTTTGATCCATGCTACCCATGTCTGGAAGGCCAAGCTCAGACAAGGAGAATTTGCTCGGTGATCCGGGGGAGGTTTCTGCTCGCTTTTGTGCTGCTTCACCCAGGGCGGCTTTCCACTCCCCTTTGGCCTTCTCGAGCTCGGCAGCAGAGTCGGCCAAAGCTTTCTGGTTTGCATCGGCCAGTGCGGATTGCTCTTGGGCCTGCATGTCCGAGAGTGCCGACTGGGCACCTTGCCGGTCTTGCTCGATTTGGTTTCGAGCCTTTTGACGTTGCTTCTCGCGATCGAGGATCGTTTGGTTTTGAGAGTTGTTGATCAGGTCGTCTTGGCGAGCGATCTCATCATTGATCTTGGCAATCTCAGCTTCGGCGTTGGTATCCCCAAAGAGACCTTGGATACGGGCCCATACTTTTTGAAAGAATCCACTGAATCGGTTCCATCCCTTTTGCAGCAGGCTGATCAGAACAGTCCAGCTATCGGCGATGAAGTGGGTGGTTTCCAGCCAACCGGTTTGCAGACCTGCCCAAGCGTCGGTCATCAGCCCTGCGACGCTGTAGACCGCACTTTGGAAGATCCCGATGAAGGATCCTTTGAAGTCCAGCCATTTGGATTGCAGGAATGCGACACCGCGTTGCCATTCCATCTTCAACGTGAGCCAAAGGATCTTGCCTGCTAGCGCGATGTCACCGGCCGCCAGTGCATCGCCGATCCCTTTCCAGGCCGCGAGTGCCGTATCTTTGAGTTCATTGAATCGCTCCCCCAGCCACTGCATCGCCTGCGTACCCGCACCGCTGGTGTAGAGGAGGTAACCGACCAGAGCAGCAAGGCCTGCGATGGTAAGACCAATCGGAGAGAGCAGTGCTACGATCGCGGTGCCTAGTATTGCGATCCCTTGGCCAATGCCGACGATCACTGCAGCAGCTGCGCTAAATACTGTCCCAAGTCCGGTTGCTGCGGCCCCCAGCGCAACGATGGCCGCACCACCGGCTGCGATCGCCATTCCGACTTTGAAGACAGTGACGATCAGGTCTTGGTTGTTTTTGATCCAATCGCTGGTCGCCACGACGATTCGAACGGTCGAATCGATCATGGCTGAGAGAACCGGCTCCAAGGCTGATCCTATCGTAAAGACGGCCTTTTTGAGAACTTTCCACAACACATCGATACGGTCCCCAAAGGCTTCTGCGGCTTGGGCATCGTCGGTTGCCATGGTGAGCCCCAGATCGCGGGCTTGTTGCTGCAGCTCCTCGATTCCTTGCGCACCGCTCGATAACATTGGCAGAAGCTGTGTGCCTGACTTGCCAAAGATCGCCATCGCGGTGGCGGTTTTCAGTGTCGGATCGGTGATTTGAGACATCCGATCGGCAATCACCTTGAATTGCTCGTCGGGCGATAACTTGGAAAGTTGCGCAACACTGAGGCCCAGCGATGCGAGGGTTTCCTGTGCCGCTTGCGAACCGGATGCCGCATCAAAGAGCATTTTCTGCATCTTTTTGAGGGAGCCTTCGAGTGTTCCGAGGTCAGCACCGGATTGCTCTGCAGCAAACCCCAGTTCTGAGAGAGCTTCGACCGACACGCCGGTGCGCTGGCTCATGTCGACCATATCGCTCCCCATGTCGGCAAAGACCTTGGCAGCACCGGCAAGTGGGGTGACGATCCCCGCACCGAGCATGGCCATCTTCGTGCCGATCCCTTGGAGACTTTTGCCAAAGGCATCGAGCCTTTTGGCTGCATCGTTTAGCCCCTTCACCAGACGCGAGTCTTTGGTGTAGAGCTCGATGTAGGCTGCACCGGCTTTGATGCTCGAACTAGATGCCATAACTATTGCAACTCACTTTGGCGATCGATGAAGATATGCTTTAGGGCTTCGATCCCAACCACCGTGCGAGGTTGGATTCGTTTCTTGGCATGCGGATTGAAATCCGCAGGGTGGTAGACTTTCGAGCGTTTGGCATCGCAATGGATGTTGGCTAGCATTGCCAGAACGCTGGAGGTGTGACTCCAGAGCACCTGGCTTCGTGCTTCCCCCATGGCGATTAACTCTCGGAGGCTAAATGGTCCTGGGTCGATCCCGAGGACTCCGGCAAGGTGCCAGACGAGTTGATCCACTTCTGCGCTTCGGTTTCGGGGTTGATCGAGTCGAGGATCTTCTCCGCGTGACTTATCACTTTGTCCCAAACCGCTTTGCCCGCTTCGATCGCCTTGCGAAGGCTCGCCCTGGCGCGGGCATCTGGGAAAAAATCGATGAGTTCCTCAACGAATGCATCGGCCGCCTGGGTGATCACATCCCCCGAGAGTGCTCTGCCGAAATCCTCGTCGGTGATCGATTGCCTGTCTGCTTGGTCTTTGCACAAGCAATACAACACATCGGCAAGCGTGACCGGATCGGAGACGAGTTTTGAGAGCGACTTGAATCCGTCGTCGACCAGTGCGTAAAGATCGATCCCAAGCAAGCCACGGATGCGCTTAACGGCCGTCACGTTGATCGCGACTTCCCAAGTCCGTCGGGAGTTATCCACAAAACTGTGCATGTTCTAAAACCTCTAAGAGAAAGTAGCGTCCAGGGGATTAGCCGACCGACATCCAGCTCGGTGGATTTTCCGAGTACGTTGGCTTGGCAGTAACCGAGGCGGTAATCGCTTCTTCGAGTGCCTCGTTCCGAGAGAAACTTGCGATGCGACACGTGGCCCGTAGTCCCTGGGAACCAATACTTTCTGGCCCAGAGACAGGTCCGTCGAGAACGACAAATTCAATCGGCTCGTTTTGGAGAAACGCGTTGACAACCGAAGTGAATCCGGAATCTTCTGGGTCGATGACCAACTCGAATTCCAACGACGCATCCTTGAGCGTGCTCACCGTTGCTCGCCATCCTTGATTGGATCGAGTCGAGACGTCGGCTTCACCCGTTTCCAGGTTCAGTGTTAGGTCACGAACGGTATTGAGTCCCGACCAAGTGGGGCTCGCGTACGTCCCTGAGTTCATATAGAGCCTTGCATCGAGTCCTAGTTTTACACCCATCGAATTCTCTCCTTATCGAATGCTGCCAGCCCACATAGGTGGCAAACGGTCTTTGACTTTTTCCAGGGCCGGTCCCATGAACGGTCGTTTGGGGTAATGCTCACGTCGAAACTTGCCACCAAACTCATGGGCGTTGCCTGCGGTGGCAATCACATCGAAGTCCGGTCCGACGAGAACTACACCACGCTGTTTGTCGATTGCATACATGATCGATCGCTTGAGCTGGCCACGACGTGTGTTGGGTGGACTACCGGGCATCGCTGCCGTCTGGCGTCTACGGATCGAGCGACGAGCAACCAAGCGAATGGTTGCAGCCGCATGACCAAGGCTTTTGAAGTTGCCTTGCTGCGCCTTGCGTTTCACTTTGTCGATCGATTTCTTCGTGGTGACTTTAACGCCGATCATGGTTACCCTTACGGTGCGGTGAATCCTTGTGCGTTGACGTAGACCGCAGCACCGGTGGTGATGCAAGCAAAGTTCAGGGCCGCGTTCGCCGTGGTCTTGAGTGGGTTCTCGAAGATGATCTCCGACATCGGAGCGTTGGCAGGCAAGTGACCTCGCCAGATAACGGTGGCACCATCCTTGAGTACGATTTCAGTGGCGACTGCCGAGTTATTCGAAAGTTGCATCGAGCAGATGTAGCGGCGAAGTCCCGCACCCGCTGCGGCAACCAAGGGGACATCCGTCGTATTGATCACACCACCCGCGGCAGCTACATACGACCATTCGAGTTCGGGGATTTGCCAAGGACGCGTTACCAGTACACCTTGCAGGGTAGAAACCAAGTCAGCCACATCACCGGTTGCGACGCTCGCATAGGCTGCTGTCTGCGCTCGCCCTGCGACGCGCACGGGATTACCCGAAATAACAGCATCGTGAGCCGCCTGTCCGATAACGTTCGCTGTGACGGTTCCGATGTTGGTTGTGGTTGTGGTCGCACCGGTAAGGATCACCCCCACACCTTGACCGACGACGGTTTGGCCACGACCCGCAGTGATTTCAGCGGTGAGTTCCGCGTAATCCTGGCAATTGATGAATTGGGATTGGAAATTGATGTTCGCAGCTGGTGCGGCAGCGAGGGCAACGTGACCGGATCCTACAACGTATGAACCTCCAAACACGGTGCCGTTTAGATCAATCGTATTGGCGTCGATAACCGTGGCGGAGTAATTGCCACGAACGGTAGCTCCATTGTTTGTAACACCTGCGAGATGATCTACCCACAGAGTTGGCGTCCCGGTGTATCCGTGTGCGGTCGACGTAAGACGGATGACATTGCCAGGTCCAGCGCCCGCGCCCGAAATCGCCTTGAAACCTTGATGATTCATCGAGCGGATGCGGATTTTGTAGGTGGCAGTCGGATCTGGAATCTGTTGATGCCGAACGTACGAGTTCGAGCGTCCACCGGTCGAATCCATCGCTCGGGAGTGGAAATAGCATTCGTCGGAGAATGGTTCGAGTTCGAGAATTGTGTAACTGACGGTGGTGACAATCGATGATGGCGCGGAGGGAAGTGGGGTCAGTCCGCCGTTTTGCACGCTATAAACCATATTGCTCGCAGTCATATTCGCCGCACCGCCAAAGTCGATGTTCAGGCTGTGCTTGCCATCCGGTATTCCGGTAGTTGGGTCCACCGAGACGGCTTCGATGATGTGATGCGTATTGGCTTGGCGAGGAGTTCCGGATTGAACCGCAATCATCGCTCGAAATGGAATCGTGAACGTGTCTTTCGAGAGCAGCTCCACGTACCCTCCTGCGGTTGTTCCAGATCCGATGGTTAGCACACCACCGGAGACGCTCGCCGTGGATCCACCGCTGGTGGTCAGATCCCACAGGTCCGTCAGAGTTCGAGTCCAGGAATCGCGGAACTTCTTCTGGATCGATTTGACTTTGAACATGTCGTCCACGTCATCCAAGCCAGGAATCTCTCGGGTGACTCCTCGCGAATTGGTGAACTGCATGCGGAATGGGCCAACGTCTCCGGTGGTCATCGGTTATCTCCAAAGGCGAAACGT